ATATATGATCGCTTAAGAACTTCGGCATTGGCAATTGTTGAAGATAGCACAATATCATTTTCAAATAAACTTACAGAAATAGTAAAGCTACATCAAGTATGTAATGGTTTTACTAAAGACGATGAGGGTAAAATGCTAAGGTTACATGATTCTAAATTAAAAGCTTTACAAGAGGTAATTGAAGAAACAGATGGTAAAATTATTATTTGGGCTAACTACCTTTGGAATATACATGAAATCAATCATTTTTTAAAAACCAGATATGGTGAAGAAGCAGTTGTTTCTATTTTTGGAGAAGTTAGTGTACAAGATA